CTCAGGTTAGTGGGATCAGAAACATCACCAATTGGAGGGTCATTTGGATCTCTATCATAGTACATGTAGAGAAGACCCCCAGTGGTGGTAGAACAGGAGGGAATGTACGTCACCCGCAAACTTGTGATGAGATAAGTCTCAAACAAAGGTAACATGCGAGCCACCCTAGAACTCGCCCAGGTAACGGGATTCAAATCAGCAATAAAGATGATTTTCCCGGATGCAGCATTATTAGCAACACCTATGATTTCCGAACCGGTAACTGTGACGTCGCCGTCTGTGCCATTGTTTTTAATGGCAAACCTGGAAGAGAGGTTGACCTTCTGGGTAGTTGCGGGAGACTGTTGGACAGTCCCCTTTCCAGGTCCCCTAGTGACCTGTGAACCCTTCCCAGAGTTCTGTTTGTTTGTCTTGCCTCCCTTTCCAGAAGCCTTAGTCTTCTTATTAGCCATATTGCAAAAACTGTTATGGCAGTAATTATTGAACCAATTTGGGTGAGTGTGGATTGAAGATTATCAAAATCCACCATGCATGTTCTTCTTTTTATGCGGGAAAGCGTGCTTTACATAATTCGACCCGCAATGGCAAAGAGAACGCAAAAGAACCAAAAGCTTTTCACGCAGCAACGCGCCCCAAATAACTGGCTAGGGGTGAAGCCAGACGGAATATTTATTCAAAACCAAGCCAGAGGTTCCTGAGAATCCCATATGTTGGGACTCTACCCTTGAACATGGACATGTCGTAAACATCCTCATCTGAAGTCCAATTCACCCTTAAGTCCATTTCGACACCCTCTGAAACCAGCTCCCTAATGTAATCAAACAAAAGGTCCCTGTTGGGTGGGTACCAGAATGACTCACAGAGTAGGGCCACCGCACGGGTGAGACTCTGCCCAGCCTTCTGTGGATTTGGAGGTTTAAGCAAAGAAGCTATAGCCTTCCTGGGGTCCACGGGCACCCCAACATACATCCCAGTCTCAGGTTCAATTTTGAACCTATTACCAAGGAAAGTCATTCCCTCCAAATAATCGGAGGTTTTTGTTTCCTCAACTTTCATGTGCACACCGCAGGCCTCATAAATGGGACCACGCTGTTGGGCACAAAAGTGGTAAACCACCTCATCGCTCAGGGAAATAAGCTCATCGTCCCCATACAAAGCAGCTCTAACATTCTGTTTGAAATGGGAATAATCATCGGAAACCAACCTCATGTATGCAAGAGACAACACAATGAAATGAATCAAAGTATTGTCAGCGGATGTGTTTGGATCACCCGATTTCATCCCGTGGTCAGTACTAAGAACCCAGCCCTTGCCAAGGACAACTTTAGAATTAATTGACTGTTCGTAATAATAACGAAGCCTATGCCAATTCTCCATTGTCTTATCCTCCGGTCTCATCGTGAACCAGCGGAAATCACGGCAGAGCAGCCGGAGCCAACGCGGTTGTCGTGCGTCGTACTTACTCATATCCGACTCTTCCTTATGCGGAAGTTCATTCATCTTCCTAGCCAAACGGTTGAGACCACCCCCAAACTTGTTGAAACCCAGCATTGAACTGGTTTGAAGTTTATCCGCAGTGGAATAAAGGCGGTGGTTGAAATCTTGCACCATTCTACAATAGGAATAGTGATAAGCGATGTCGGGTCCAGTAATTGACCTGACATTGTCCGTCTCCAATTTTGAGGTTGGGAGTAGTTCAACTTTGACAAAATTATGCCAAAGGACATCATCTCCAATCAGATGGGCATACTTCCAAAATGCCAAAATATCGGCCCTGAACTTGTCAGTGGACTCAGCTTTGGTTCGGCAGTACCACTTATATGGGATCCCAGGGGTAGTTGACCATTGTATGTCAACGTCCTCAAAGTCGATGACGCGATGTCCATCAACATAGGGCCCAAATTCGAGCGCTAGCCAATCCATAATCTTGCCAAGTTCCACCGCAGTTGGTGGCTGATCCACAGTTGGTAGTGAATACCGGGATACAGCTTTTTGCTCCCTTATTTCAGTTGCTCGGCAAACACCGTACTCGGAATACCTATCATGGATCCCTTTCCTTACCAGAAAACTAGTGAAAGTTTTATCAAACTGGTCCTTGTTTGGATTCTGGTAGGTGGGAGGCAACCTATCCAGACGACCGACAACCTTGAGGCCTGTGTTTAGCTCAACCTGGTGCGCACCGTCATCAGCGGGCCTCATTGCACCAGTTGTGAGCAACCAAAGAGGAATTACTCCAAACTCCTCGCGGAGCCTGGAGAACCATTGGACCCGTTCCTGGTTGCATGGTCCGAGTCCTTGGGAAAATCCTTCTGCTGCAAGTGGTGGGAACCGCGGTTACACTTACCTCGGTCAAAGTCAGCACACTTGCCGTAATCACGGATGTTCCTACAAGGTTGTTCCTTTTTGGGTTTCTTGGGGTTTTTAGCCTTCTTATCCCCAGAAGGTTTGGCTTTTACACTCTCCCTAATGAGAGTCTCAAGGGTGTTCTGTCTTTCCAGACATTGTTTTACGTAACCCTCAAGCTCATAGAACCTGTCACGTTCCGTATCATTAAAGAAATCTTCATCATCGGAGTTGGTGCTATCCGCCCAATTAATCCTCCTCTGACGGTTTTGTTTCTTACCATCTTTACGAGCAGTTTCAAGCTCGGCACTCAGAGTTCTATCCCTCTTGCCAGACTCATGCCTGACAGACGGTACGGGAAGATCAGAGCTGACGGTCACAATTGTAGGACACGGTGGTGCAGGCTCCCTGATAGCCAACAAATCCCTATCCGAGAAGGGATGAAACTTCTTAGTGGTGCCATCAAACTTACCAACATGTACACCAACAACGGTGCGGCCCCTAACAATAATTGGGGATCCTGACATGCCCCCGGAAGAACCTGTCATGTGGCAGGAATCCTTAACCGGGCTAGTGCTAAATTGCGCATGGCTGGAAGAAGCAGGATAACCAATGATGGCTACTTCCGTGTCTGTTTCAGGGTGTATCATCCTGGCCTTCAAGCCAGGAACACTCGATCTAAGACTAACAGGAAGATGGCAAAGTACGAATTCTTTGTCACCATCCTTGGATCTATAATAGGGAATGAGGGGGAAAGTCACAGTTCTACCATCGTTGAGTTCAACGACGGCATTCAATTGATGACCTTCAGAATCTAACATGGGGGCGCCAAGAACTACCCTATTGCTGCCACCCTCATGTAAGTGCGCAGCAGAGGCTATCTTATCGTTACCAACCTTGAAAGATGTTCCTCTCCCTGAGATCTCAGTGCCATTGGAGCTAACTACCCTCAACACAGAGGCAGAAGCTCTTGAATGAAAAGTGGTCGTTCCAGCTTCCAAACCAGGAGTAGACTCGTCCAGGAAACTAATTGACTTATAAGTATAAGTCTCCATGGTCATACCCTGTCCTGCGGCCAATGGGAAAGTTTGACAAGCATCATAAGAAGGTGGGGAGGCTTCAATAGCTGGAACCTCCTTCTCAGTCCTGTCATGGGTCAAGTCCATGACAAGCTGTTTTAGACCTAGGATCTCCGCCATGAGGGGATCCTCATCGGAATTCTCATAACCGAGACCCCTACGGTCTCTACCCTGTCGGTAATTGTCCTCCATCGATCTCACCCATCTTTTGTGTTCCCTGAGTGGATCCTCAGGGTTGACTTTCCCAACTGTTATGTCAAAAACCTTTTGCAAGAAGATTTTCCTCCACCACGAATTTGCGGTAAAGTACTTATATCTCTTGGCTTCAAGGATCCCTTGGGAATTTTTCACTACATTCTCCCCTTGATCATATCCAAGACCATCGAGGATGCAGCGAGATGCCCAAATATAGGACCCAGTTGTCAACAAAAAGACACCAAAAGGAGTCAACGCGTGGTACTTTATCAAAACCAACACATAGAAATAGGTGAGGAAATTTATGAAAAATCGAAAGATTCCCCAACCGATTGAGCGACGCCTATCGAAGCGGAAATAGGTCATGGCCAAAGCCACTGATCCTAAAATGGCCAGGTAAGGGTAGACATCCTGGCCAAACCAAAGATCTTCGATAGGTCTAATGAAGAGCCAAAAAAGGAGATTAAGAAGGTGATTGCCGAGAAAATCGACAATCCACTGGCGATAAGACCAATCTAATCTCTCCTTAAACTGCTGGCTCTCATGCCAAGCCTGTTTTTGCACAAACATTCTAGGGGCATCGACTTGCATAAACTTGTCAATAGCCCTATTGACAACCCCCCCCTCCGAACTTTCCCAGTCAAGGGTGTAGGCCCTAGCCCACTGAACCACATTCTCAAAAACTGAGAAGTTATCAGAATCCATGCAGACTGGTAAATTGGTCGTGGGATCGATTAGGAAATAGTCGGAACCTTCACCGACACAAAATTCCCCAAGAGGTTGAATCATGCTTGCCAAAACAGGGAAAGAAAATCTGTCTTTCCAAATGTAGAACAGTTGGAAGAGGTACAAAAGAAAGTCCGCTGTATTTATACTCCGGCGTTATGGAGTAAAAGGCAAAAACCTTGTAACA